CGCGGGGCGAGGAGTGGAACGTGGCTGATACCTACGCATTCCGCGAGATGACCAGCGTGCTGGAGGATGCTCAGCTGTACAAGAACGTGACATGGGTGACGGGTGAAGCCGGCAGCGGCAAGAGCACTACGGCGCGCCAGTATCAGGCCACTCACCGCGAGGCGTTCTACATACTCTGCTCTGAGGACCTGCAGAGGACAGACTTCGTCCGCGAGATTGCCCGCGCCATCGGACTTCGTTCGGACGGCATCACGCTGCGCGACCTCTGGGACCTCATCATAGTGGAGATTGTGAAGATGGAGTCGCCGGTGCTGATCTTCGACGAGGCAGACAAGCTGACCGAGACGGTGTTCCACTACTTCGTCTCAATGTATAACAAGATAGAGGACCGCTGCGGCATGGTGTTTCTGTCGACAGATACCATCAAGCAGCGTATTGAGATAGGTCTGCGCTACTATCGTCCGGGGTATAAGGAGTTCTTCTCGCGCATCGGTCGCAAGTACTTCGACCTGAGTCCGGCTGACAAGAACGACGTGGCTGCCATCTGCATGGCTAACGGAGTGACCGACGAGAAGAGCATCGTGAAGGTGGTGGCCGACGCTGCCGACCATGCCAACGACTTCCGCCGCGTGAAGAAGTTCATCCATGTGATGAAGAGGACGACGAAATAGAACCCCCTTAAAACATGAATATTATGATAAGAGAATTTCCAATAGAAGATGATATTATCAAGGCATCGCTCGACACACTGTTTAAGGCAGAGCGGTCACTGATAGCCAAGAGAGCCCCGGAGGCAGTCATAGAAGAGGATGACACACCTTTTCTATGGTTATGTCTACAACCCCCTTATACTCCGACGCTGTCTCATTTGCGGCGTTACGTAGGATACGATGATGAGCCTTATTTTGTCCTTGCCGGTCTCTTGGGACTTTCACAAAGAACGACACCTCCTCCGGGATTCCGTATGCAGGGGTTGAGTATCCGGATTGAGGGTAATAATGCTGACTTTTGTATCTCAGGTTCAGTTTCTTTAGACGACCTCGAAACGCTTCGCGAACGATTTCTGGATCAGAGCAGCAAGAGTCAATGTAAAAGGTGATGCAAAATAATGTTTCCATAATAGATGATATTTTTTACATCGCAAAGATAAGAAAATAAGCCATACACTAACATTAACAAAAACCGGCAAACCGAACACGTACACGACGATGTTTGGGGCGCACGACATAATCAAGAAAAACATTAATACAATGAAACGCAGTTATACCGTAACTGATATTTTGAACAAACGATATAAGACCTTCCCGTTCGACGGCGCGTGGGCAGAGGCCTTCAGCCAGCCGGAACGTCGGGGGCGATGGTTCATCTGGGGCAACTCGGGCAACGGCAAGACATCCTTCGTGATGCAGCTGTGCAAGAAGCTGAGCCAGTATGACACCGTGCTCTACGTGAGCCTGGAGGAGGGCGCGTCGATGACCGTCCAGAAGAACTTCACCCGCTACAAGATGCACGAGTGTGGCAACCGCTTCGCCCTGGTCGTTGAGTCGATGGAAGAGCTGAAGGAGCGACTCCGTAAGAAGAAGAGTCCCTCGATCGTGGTGATAGACTCTCTGCAATACACACAGATGAACTACACCGACTACATCCACCTGAAGGAGGAATTCACCTCCAAGCTAATCATCCTGATCAGTCATGCACGCGGGCGTCTGCCTGCGGGTGAGTCTGCCCAGCGCATTCAGTACGACGCCGACCTGAAGATATGGGTCGAGGGCTACAAGGCCTTCTCGAAAGGTCGGTACATCGGCTCGAAGGGCGAGTTCGTCGTATGGAAAGAGGGGGCGGAGAAATACTGGGGCGAAAGCGGGTCGCTACGCTCCAAGAGTCAGGTCGCTCCGCTCCAAGAGTAAAGAGTTAAGGGTTAAGAGTAAAGTAATAATAGATTAGCAATTCATAAATAAACATTCAACGTTATGAGTACACGCAAGACAGTGATTGAGATTGAGGCTCCAAGCTGCCCCGCCATCGGGGTGAAGGAGAACTTCATGGTGCTGGGTGTCACCTGCGGCTACTGCGGCGGGCGCGGCTACTTCAACCGTCACGACACCGACGAGGAGACTGAGACCTGCCCCCTCTGCAACGGCACGGGCATGGTGGACGCCAAGGTCGACGTGCAGTGGGCACCGACGAAAATTAAACGTGGGGAGGACTAGCCATGCCGAGGATCTACGAAAACGCACCGACGGTCGCATCGCAGCGCGTTGCGAACTTCGCCCGCTTCTTCTGCATCTGGAAGCGGCTCGGCATCCCCGGCGACACAGAGGAGCTGCGCCACCAGCTGGTGAGCCAGTACACCAACGGCCGCACGGAGAGCCTTCGAGAGATGCAGCTTTACGAATACAACGCCCTTTGCTACGACCTGGAGCACGGACGCGCCATCAATCGCGAGGAGCTGCGCCAGCTGCGCCACCTCTGCCTGAAGCTGATGGAGGACGCGGGAGTGGACACCGACGACTGGCGCCGCATCAACGCCTTCTGCCAGGACAAGCGCATAGCCGGTGAGAGCTTCTACCGCCTGAACGAGGGCGGGCTGACGGCTCTGTCGCGCAAGCTGAGGGCGATAATCCGCAAGGGCGGGCTGAAGGTTCAGCCGGTGGTGAGCGGCGGACAGGTGATCCGGCTGCACATCATGGTTGAGGGCAAGGAGATGAGTTACTGCTGAGCAGTGAGCGAACACCATTCGAACAGTGTTCGGATGACTCTCGGATGCAGGGCTCAGCCGAGCCTCTGCGGGACGACAAGACTCGGGAACACGTAACCGTTAAACGACAAACGACTAGAGTGTAATCCGGATTATATGAAAGAGAGAAAATAAACAGTTTTTTATTAACGACAAAAATGATTGATATGAACGAACAAAAGCTTACAGAAGGCTGCCGCCGCATGGTGGTGAGCGATGAATCGTGCCGACGCTTGGCTGCGGCGTTTATAGCCCGCGTCAACCGACTAGAGGAGCTCGGAGTCACTCCGGATATTATGAGGAGATATAACGAGATAAAGATGAAGGAGGGGAAGAGATGAAGGCGGTAAGCGAGAAGGAGATTGCGAAGCGTCTCAGACAGAATCAGAAGGAGTCCTTCGAGAGGTTCGTCACGGAAGACGACAAGTATCTGAACTATCTCCGCCGTCAGCTGTATGACGACGCAGAAATGAACCGACGCATCGTGGAGAACTTCCAGAGCGAGTTGCTACAGGCGATAAGGGCTGACAGAGAATTATTCGACAACGCATTGAAAGATATGGAGGAAGAGTATGGGACAGAATGCGATGTCTGACTTGCAGCGTCACATCAGAGAGGTGACAGTGGAGATGGGTGATGAAGATTACCTGGAGTTTATGAAGGAGCTTGGCCTTTGGGTCGAGGATGAGATAGCGCGGACAGAATACACCATAGACGAGGCATTCGGCCTGCACAGAGAATGATCTACGAAGTGAACGGGCGGATGAGGTCGACCCTCACCGCCACTAATAAAAGAAAGGACCAATATGAAAACATTAGAGAAGCTGCGGGAGAACTTCGCACGCCTTCCTCCGGAAGACCAGCGGACAATCCTGATGTGCATCTTCTGGATGCTCATCTCCCTCGCCCTCGTAGTAGGAAGCATAGTCTGAACCGCGGAGCGAGAACAACGATTTATCAACTTAAAAGAAACAAACAAAAATGGAAGAAGCAAAAATGAGCCCCGAAGAGCTTGAAGAGTTCCGCGCCTTCCGCCGCAAGAAGGAGATCGAGACACGCCGCCGCGAGAACCGCGACGAATACCGCCGAATGGTGAACGACGAGGTGGAGGCAGCAGTGCCCGAGCTGATCGCCCTGAGCGAACAGATGAAGGCAGTGAAGGACAAGGTGTTCGAGAACTTCCGCGCCATCCTCGAGATGAAGGCGGAGGTGATGGCACTGACGCGCAACGGACAACGCTCACACACATTCATGAACGAAGCAGGCACGATGCGCCTAATGCTGGGAACCAACTGCATCGACTCGTATGACGACACCGCTGAGGACGGCATCGAAATGGTGAAGGAGTACATCAGCGGCCTGGCCAAGGATAAGGAGACAAAGGCACTGGTTGACCTGGTGCTCCGCCTCCTCTCGAAAGACCAGCAGGGCAACCTGAAGGCGAGTCGCATCCTGCAGCTGAAGAAGCTGGCCGACCAGAGCGGCAACGAGCGCTTCATCGAGGGAGTCGACATCATCACCGAGGCCTATCGCCCCGCCATGACCAAGTCCTACATCCGACTTGAGGTGAAGGGCAAGAACGGCGGATGGCGCACGATTCCGCTCTCGGTGACCGACACCGACGACTACGACACCGCCAGTGGCACCGACGAAGGCACCGCCAAGAAGCAGTAAGGAGACACCGACCGACGCAGCGCCGACACCGCCATGACTGGCTGCACCGATGTGCAGACACCGCCGGCTGCCCTCTCAAGGGATAATTTTCTGTAGTGATGGACTAAAAACAGAAGAGAGGGCGGCGACCCGACGGTGACATCGAGGAAGGCCAAGAGCGACTCGGCGCTGACCGACACCGACAGTGGACACCGACTGAAAGATTGAGGCACCGACCGTGTGACACCGACAACCCTGAGGAGACAAGCAACCGGAAGCCCGGCAAAACCTGGTCCTCACCTCCCGCGACGAAAGTTCGGGAGGCTCCTCCACCGGGCTTCCAATTTTAGTGATTAACAAACAAAAAGTGTTGAGTTATTAATAACCAGTAAATACAAATTGAATGTAAAAACCTATCGAGTTAATAATGTTTTTAATAAGAAGATATTGTGATTTAATTCATAAATAGTTTCATAGTAAGATTGGATTTATAATCGAATCGGGGTGCGCCTTCGCAGTGATGCGGGGGCGTTTCTTTTTTTTGGGTCGCTCGGGCGAAGCGGCGGACTCACCGTCGTCGAGCTGCAGGGTTCGCTCGGGCGAAACGGTGGGTTCGTTCGGGTGAAACTTTTTCGGCAGAAATAGAGGGTAAAAATGGGCTTAAATAGCTTTGTTTTAGCTACCTTCGTCCTCCGATACGACAACTTACTAACCAATTAAAAACAGAAGAAAGGAGAGAAAACAGAATGGCAGTAGAAGCTAAAGTAAGAAAACAGACCTTGAAGTTCGGCGGCGAGGAGCGAGAGATGTACATCGTCAGTGCCGACCGCGGTTCGGTGATCGACACGGACAAGATAGCCGACACCATAGAGCAGAACAC